CTCAGAGACATGTGATCATTGAATGGAGATGACTCTAGAGTTTTCTCGGCTGTGTCATGTATCCAAGGAAACTTCTGCTTGTAGTGATTCAAAACAAGATTATGAGAGAATCTAGTGCCCTTAACGTCTGGTATGTCAAACCACAGTCTCTGAAGCACCTGGAACAAAGTCACAGACTGGACAACACTGTTGGTAGAAATGTCTAACTTGCTTGCGACAGATCTGCGATTTATGTATGCTCCAAGAGAGCTTGTCTTGTAGTTGTTCAAAACAGAAAGAACAGAATCATAGAAATTGCCAAATGGGAAAAGCCACTTATAATCCTTTATGGTCTCAGTGTTGAAGGAATTAGCTATTCCAAAGAATGTTTTGTGGGAGTGGCTAGCTCCCATCATGCCCTTAGATTGCAGTATAACTGCATCCTGCAGTATGTAGGATGATGCTGCATGAAGTCTCGAGTCAGTCTGGAAGCTCATTGATTCAGATAATGCTGGATTAGAAGCTTGTATTTTAAGTTTCATCAGACTATCATACGTTGTGGATGTTTCTCTGTACAGATTTATGAGATTCTCTTCAACGTAATTCTTTAGTTCTCCATCACTAATCCTGAGAGCTTGCTTGAATGCATAATACTTAGCAGATTGACCGAAAGATATGTATGTTCGAACCGTTGGCTTGCCATCCTCGGTGAATTCAAAGTTCTCATCCTTATACAGTCCAAGATGCATGTTTCTGAAATGAGGATTTGAACAGGCCATATAGACAGACATGTCTGTTCCGAACATGCCACAGCATAGTGGATGCTCCAGCAGAAAGAACCCTATTGCAGGATGCGGTGACTCCAGCAGTGTTTGTCGATACTTTTCCCACATTCTGTTTGTTCGAAGTCCTAGTGTCTTGTAGTGAGCGCTCAACTGCCCAAATTGACAAACATTACAAAGCATAATGTTCCCACTGTGCTCAAACAGATTGTTTCTTAAGTTTGCATATGTGTTGTATCGATCATCTAGCTTAGAATTTGGATGAGTCTTGACACATGCAGCAACGAACTTTATGCTGGGAGTTATCAATGTGTTCTTGTAGTACCATAGAGAGTTGAATTCTTCAACATTTGAGTGTCCAGATGTAGAACTCTTTTCAATACTCTGCTTGGCAGCAAACAACGGATATAGCTTTGCTTTTGCTTCTGTGAACACACTCATTAGCATTCGTAAGTTCTGTGAGTTTAATTGTGACACCTGCTTCTCAGTGGCATCAACAGGTTCTTTCTCCACCACAATTGACAATATGCAAGAAGAGTCATCTGATGATACTTTAGTTGTGGATACAACTCTCATTTCTTTGCTGGATAGAGAATATGTGTTAGATAGTACACTGCGCAACGAACTCACTGACATTTCTTCCCACATGTAAAGAAAGCCTGAATGCAGTAAGCTAGAAGTGTAATGCAGTATCCCTTGCATCATGTTGGATCTGTTCTTGAGCATCCTGGATCTTGGCTCAAGCAAGTCAGAGTGACCACTGAGTCCCATATACTGATCCTTCAATTCGTTCATTCCCTCATCAAAACCTCTAGTCTCTGGATGCTGATCATACAGGTCCAGAAGCTGATGAGGTAACTCCAACTTTTTATTTGTAACCATGTTCAGAACAAACATCACTGGCTCAACGAATTCTTCTGGAAGCAATCTTGAAAGGAAGCAGCCAAAAACTGGCATCACAAATCTCTGAGCCCAAGTAGTTGCATCATCAGAATTTATGACTGTGGCAGAGGTCCTACTAGGCCTTAGGTGAGACATCATCTGCTGAAAATGCTGATCTGTTCTGTTCAGCTTCTTGTCTCCTTTCGTCAGCATCTCATTGTCCATTTCATCGCATATGGTCCTGCAGATGGTTTCAACGAAGTGTATCACAATTCTACATCTAAACTCTAAGACAAATATCTCTCTAACTCCCCCAATCTGCAGCTTCTTGAAAAGATTGCTGACAATTCCACCATAGTCTCGCTTGAC